CAATGTGGAGACTCCTAAATCATTTCGACTTTGGTGTCAAAACTGCTAGATTCCCTGACCCAGATGCCAGATGGAACTTTGTTTCCGGATATAAAAAAGAAGAATTACAGGGTCAACCAGTAGTGATTTATCATTACACAATTCCACATTCTTTATTGAGTTAAACAGGATACACATGCTACAATTTACAAATTCAGTTTCTAAAGAACTAAGAGATATTTTAGATCCATTCACGGAATGGTTCTTTGCTCAAAATGATCAACATCTTGTGTTGGGTCCACAAGAGCACCAAGAAAAGCGTAAAGGTGGGTTGACCGTTGATACTGCTACTGATGAACAATATCTGAATCATATCGTGGGTAAAGGCGAGCGACATGTTGGGTTTCCTGATGTTGCATGGTGTACTGACATGTCACAGGCACATGGGCAAATATGGTTTCCTTCTGAATATGGTAGAAGGCAGCAAGCAACGAATTCTGAAATAATGAGTTATCTTGGTGCAAGAAACAATGCGGTGTTTACTTATTATCCTGAAGATGGTTTCATGGGTTGGCATACCAACTGGAACGCATCGGGATATAATATTCTGATTACTTACAATACAGAAGAAAATGGTGGATACTTCCGTTACCTAGATCCAGTAACAAAAGAAATCGTAACTATGATCGATCCTATTGGTTGGTCATGTAAGGTTGGTCATTTCGGTGATCGTAGCGATCCGAATAAAATTGTGTATCATTGCTGTGGTAATACTGCTAAGAGATTGACACTAGGATATGTTGTACCGCATCTAGAAATCTGGCGGTCAATGATTGAAGACATCAGTGGCGAGGATGCTTCTCACTTTTCCTGAGTGCTTTTAACTTCATTATATTTTGTAAGCAGATCTTCTAAAATAGTCAACTGCTCGTGCATTTTTTCAATATCATCTAATAACTTAGGAACTGCAATTCTTGCTCGCTCGAGAATTGCAGTTTCATAGTTTTTAATTCCAACATTAGTAGCAGACTTAATTCGACGGTTTCGAAATAATGTTTTAATTTTACTAATTAACGATGGAATTTTTGGTGTCATGTTTAATTGAACCATGTGTTGATTGCTGCGCTGTTCAGTTGCCTGTTGCCGCATCTTTACAATTCGTTCTTCTTTTATTTTTGCCGCTGCAGCATTTTCTCTGGCAAGTTTTTCGTTTTCTTCTTTGAGAATCTGTAGTTCTTCAACTAATTTTGGATCCGTAACATGAACAGTTTCTATAACTGTTTCGATTACCTTCTCAATTACGACAGGCGGATTTTCCAAAATCTCTTTTGCTTTAGCAATTGCTTCTGCTGCTACTTTCGATTCTTCTTCTATTGCAAGTTTTTGTCTCTGCAGTTCTTCATGTTTTTCTTGCGCAATTTTTTCTCTATCAAGTTCTTCTTGAGAAAGTTCATTAATCTCAACTTCGATAATTTCTTCTTGAAAGTTTCCATCGACCCACTCCTCCATAACCACTTCTTCGGGTAGAGGCGGCAATGATACTAAGGGTTCTGGAATATGATCTTGCGGTGGTGGTGCAACGACTCTTGCTTTTCCCATGTTACTTCTTCCCTATTACCATAAAACGATCAAAGTTTACTTTACCATCCCAAGACCAGTAAGACTGTTCGATCTGTCCCTCGTAGAAAACATCAGTAACTCCAACATTCTCAACATGCTCTTCGATCGATGGAACACAATTAATACCCCACATCTCTCTAAAAACATTTGACGACTGACAGGCAAAGATACAATCCTTGTTTGCGGTAGTCATTTTATTTAGCGGATACATTGCCTCGCAACCAATAGAAACTACCACATCAGTTTCTAGTGCATTGATGTCATGATATGCAAAGGGAACATCCCAGTTGATATGATTTAATTCAACGCCATTCTCAGAATAATACCGATTGAACACCATTGATAATTCCAATGCGTCTTTATCAATATCGATCAAGTTAATTTTCTTGACATTTAAATTTTCACACAGTAATGGAACAAGTGGAAATCCTAACCAAGAATTTAGAATTGTAATGTCTAATTCTTCTGGAACATCTTTCATCTCCAATAGTTTTTCGACTAACCAAATGGCAGCATCCATAGTATTCGGATTCATGGACTTGCGGAAGTCCTCGTGTTTCCATGGCATCTCGTTGGCAATCTTATCAAGTCCCTCGCCCCAATAGCGATAGTTGTTCAAGTAATTATAATTTAACATCTTGTGGTCTTTCCATTGAATCGTATAAACAAACGAGCGGTTCAGGTCTGAGAACATGTTCTCTTACATCAATCGGCCAAACATATCCATAGTTATAACTATACACCCAGTTATCTGGAAAATGTCCGATCTTCAAAAGACGTTCTCTTTGGTGACCGAATAGATTATCTAACCCACGATAATAAAAAAACATTTGGTCAGGATAATCTCTTACGAACTTAGTAATTTTGTTTACATCTAATTTATCGTTCCATCTAAGAACGCTTGAATTTAGATCCGTGTATCTAAACGGAATTTCTTTTGTATCCTCTTTCATTTGCTTCATGTTATGCCAACGAGTTCGAATGAAAGTTAATGTATCTTCTGGATTATATTCAACAATACAATCAATATTATGTTGAATACCTATGTCTAAGTCTAGGAAAAGTTTTTCTCCCATCTGCCGCACGACATTTTTGTCGAACAAGTGGAGTTTATTCCACCATTTCTCATAGTAATTATCTTCAGGAATGGGAATAACTATGACCTCTGGATCTAAATCTCCAGGGTGTTCTGTGATACAATAAAATTTAAATTCGTGCGTTAAGTGCTCTCTACACATTTGCAGAATACGATTTACGTATTCTGGTCCATATTTAAACCCCCACTTCACTGTGTAAATATTAATCATCAAATATTCCAATGCTCTAAAAGATCAGGATCAACTAACGATTCCTGTTTCACTTTGCCTCTACGATCATCTTGGAACGGCAGTAAATCCACATTAAACACGCAGAGAATGCAGTCTTTTCTATATATACCCACAGTAAGGTCACCTGAATCCCAGTCGCGTCCTCGGTTATATGAGTAAGCAAACGTATTTGGAAAATGTTTCCATAGAGGAGTATTGCTAAAGTCGCCCCATCGCCAACTGTGGTAGTTGTCGGTTCCATCTGTAAACGTAAACCAAATACGCTCTTGGTTTTCGAGAACGTCCTGCCAGATACACTCCGTCTGATTATCCGACCACACCATGCAACTACCATTGGTATACGCACCATGAGAGAGTTTGAAGTTGCGCGATTTCATCGGTCGCGGATCTTGCCACCAAGAACGTAACTTGGTAGGATTCTCTAGGTCGTAAGTGATGATTGGCGACAAATCATTTTGTATGATAACATCAAGGTCGAAAAAGATAAATCTTCCAGTGGGTTTATCTTCTGCGAAGTTGTGTGTATTGAAGATAAACGTTTTCGGTCTATCCCAACAACGTGCCATGCCGTATTTGAAATCTTCAGAACCAAACCAGTATTTGGGATGGATGTCGGAAATATCTGGAAAGTCGATGACTTTAATCTCAGCATCAAAACCTTCGCTGTTATCCGTATAGCAATAGAAGTGAAACTCAAAATTATCTGAAGTATGTTTCTTTGCCATTCGATAAAGACGATTGACAAACTCAGCAGAATACTTTGTCCCCCATTTACAGCAAACGTAATTAACTCTCATTGCCACAACCTAATAATATTTTCATCAGTGCATTCCATTAATTTAATTTGTGCCTTTGCACTCGGATGCGGAACATTGTCTGTGTTGAACAAACATACCTTAGCATCTTTGCGAAACTTAAACCATTCCACATCATCTGGGTGATGCTTTCCACGATTCCACGAATAGATCCATCCTCCAGGAATATCCTTCCAAAAATCTCTCTGTCTCCAGTAATGGTAATTGTCACTCCCTTTAAAAAACGTTTTGAAAACGGAGTCAGAATTTTGTATAACATCTTTGTAGATATGTTCACAAGAAACATTAGGCCATAACATCATGCTCGAATTATAGAAAGTGCCTCGAGTATCTATGAACAATCTATCATGTTTCTGCGATTGTGGTTGCCAACGACATTGAATTATTCTTGGTTTTTCAGATAATTTAATTACCTCTGTTATATCTTCTTGGATTACCACGTCAAGGTCAAAGTAACACCAGTTTCCAGTATAACCAAGCCAATTATGTGAATTAAATACTAAGAACTTTGCACGGTCAAAACAGAAAGTTTCTCTCCCAAACCAGTGTTTCGGATGCAAAATACCATCGTCTGGTATAGGCGCAGTATCACACTCAATTCCCTCAGCATTATCTGTAAAACATGTGAATGTGTAGGATGTTGGGTTCCGAGAAAAATTTCTTCTAACCATCCTGTATAAGTTGTTTACATACTCGGCAGGATACTTATCGCCCCACTTAATGCATACGAAGTTCATCATACTTTTTTTCTGCTCCAGGAAACTGATCTAAACCATTTAACAATGCTATCGTATAAGTTGGGCGATAGAAGAAAGATTCGTTGTGG